TATTTAAAGTCTAAGCGGGATTCTGTTTGATTGATTGAATGAATAGAAGGACTTTTTGCAGTTCTTCATCTGTTAGATCGTCTGCCGCAATCCTGATTTTTTCTAGCTGGGTCATGGCCGTTCTCCTTTATATTATTTAACTGTTGTTTATGAAAACAACTATACACTACTTATGGTTGTGATTCTAGTGGTAAAATGCACAAAAATGGCTGTCAATGCTTTACAATCCGGTTTTTGGGACGTTTCCTGCGGCCATGTTTTGGCGGCAGTTGTGGACGAACGATTACAGACATTGCTGAAACCTCCCTTATATTGTAGTTGATGTATACAGTATAGGGGTGGGGTGGCGCGAAAAAGCGCGAAGCGATGCGAGGATTTGGCAGATTGTACAAGGGCGGTGCAATCGTGGATAAAATTGTGTATTGGCTGGAAAACGGACGCGGAAATAAGTACCACCTGTACAGGGATTGCTATTACATGGGGGACAACAGACCGGACGCCAGAAGCGGAAGCGTAACACAGGCAAAAGCGGCAGGGCATGAGGAAGCCTGCAAGGTGTGCGAGGAACGCGCGAAAAAGCAGGAAGAACACGGCGAGGATTTCAGCAGGAACACCGTGTATTGGCGGTACGGAAGTGACGAAACTGTCTGGCACTTATACGAAAACTGCCCGAGATTGGCAGGCGCGGCGGAAGATGATACGTTGTGCAGCGGCAGAGTAGAAGCAGCCATAAACACAGGGCGTATCAAGGTCTGCCCTGTGTGCAAAGAGCGCAGTGACAAGCTGTACTGGGATGCTGTGCGGCTGGAGCGAGAATCCACGCCGTCTGTGCCGATTGTGAGGACGGAAACAAAACCGGCGGGAGAAGCAAAACGCAAGCAGGAAGCGCCTGCCGCGAATAAACCGGGAAAGCCGGCTGTAATCCGGAGGACAAACTGGGCTGCAATCGTTATGACGGCAGTTTGCACGGCGCTGTGTGCTTTTTGGATATGCAATTATAATTATAACATTGCGGTTGAAAACGCTGTTGAAAATGCGTATCAAGACGGATACGCGGAAGGGAAAGCGTTAGCAGATGATGCGTGGCAGGACGGATATGAAGCGGGTTATGACTACGGTCGAGTTGGGAAGCCAAATAGCTATGTTGTCTATGTGACGCCAAATGGAAAACGATACCACAAAAAGGACTGTTCATACCTTAAATCAACGGTTTTTATAATGGACGTGCAGGATGCTATAAAAGCAGGATACACAGCTTGCAATAGATGTAATCCATAAGGAGCGGTTATATGTATACAGAAGTTTTTCACGAGGACACGAACAGCGAAAGCAAGAAACAGATTCTTTCTGGTAAAGCGGGAAACTTATTACTTGGACTTAGTTTAATACTTGGCGTGATTGATAGAAGCAGTTCTGACTATTCGTATTTTGATGGAGCAGAAGGATTCCTTGCTTATATTTTGGATTCTTTATTTACAGGTCTGGGAATTTTTTTCTTAACATGGGTTATAGTGACATTTGCAGACTACTTTGCGAACAGAAAGTTTTTTGAAAAACACGAAATGGCAAAATGCGCTGTAATTGCGGCAGCGCTTGCGGTCCTTTTTTATTTTGCACCGCTTAATTTAGGACATATGCCAAAACGCTGCCCGATTTGCGGAAGAGAAACAGAAGGTGAATACATCGTATACAATGGGAATAGGTACTGCCTGAAAGATGGGTCACAGATATTATACGATGACGGAGTGTATAATTTTTATGAATAAAAAAGCCCCTGCCGGTGGGACAAGCACCGACAAGGGCAAAGGGCTGTCCGCAATGAAGCGGACGGCCCTATTATATCATAACAAGAAAGGGCTGTAAAGTATGAAACGGACAAACACGGCGAAATGGATTGAGAGCGCCGGGCGCTGGCAGATTAACGTCCAGAAGGACGGAAAGCGGAAAACGTTCACCAGCGCAAAACCGGGCCGCACTGGGCAGAGAGAAGCCAATAAGAAAGCGGATGACTGGCTTGAACAGGGATTGCAGACGCGCGGGATGAAGGTGGAGCGGGCCTATCTGGAGTATCTGGAAAGGACGCGGAAAGTCTCCGGGATAAGCAACTACAGGCCAAAGGAAAGCCGGTGGCGCACGTGGATTGAGCCGGAAATAGGGCACAGGCGGTTGGAATCTCTTACACAGCAGCAAGTGCAAGCGGTACTGGACAACGCCAAAAGCGCGGGCAGGAGCAGGAAAACGCTAAAAAATCTATATGGGGATTTGACAGCTTTTTTCCGTTTTTCGCGGAACTCCGGCTATACAACGTTTGTCCCGGATGCGCTGAAAATCCCAGAGGGAACACCGAAACCGCAAAAGAAAATCTTGCAGCCGGATGGATTGAAAAAGCTGTTTGAATCCGACAAAACGCTGTACAGGAGAAAAGAAATTGTAGACCCGGACATAAATGCCTATCGGCTCTACGTCCTCACCGGGCTGCGGCCTGGGGAGCTAATCGGGCTGCAATGGGCTGATGTAAATAAAGACTGCATACAAGTCAAGCGGTCGATAAACATTTACGGCGAAAAAACAACCGGGAAAAATGACAACGCCATCCGGGCGGTGCAGCTGTCACAACGTGCGCGGGAGGTGCTGGACACGCAACGGAAAATCACAGGGAAACAGAAATCTGTTTTCTGCATCAACAGCGAACACACGTTATATAAGCACTGGGGAAAGTACTGCGATTACAACGGAATACAGTATGTATCGCTCTATGAGCTGCGCCACACGTTTGTGTCGATTGCAAGCGGCCTGCCAGAGGGTCAAGTCAAATCCATTGTAGGGCACAGCCGGAACATGGACACATTTGGCATCTACGGCCACACGGTTGACGGTCAAGGCCGGGAGATTGCAAGCGCTCTGGACAGTGCTTTTGATGATGTTTTAGATAGATAAAATAAAGAGGCAGCACCCACGAAATGGCTTTATTTCGTGGGTGCTGCTGTGTATTTTAGGACGTAGTGTGTACTAAAGTGTGTACTGAAAAAGAAAATAGGCGTTAAAACTTACGCTTTAACGCCTATTTTTATGGAGCGGCTGATGGGAGTCGAACCCTAGTGTATATAGGATTGTGGATATTGTTTAACGGATTATCGTTAGAAAACAGTGCGTAAAATCCTTGCTTTTAGGGCTGCGTGATGCTGCGAAGTGAAAAAGTGTGTACTTTTTGTGTGTACTTTTGGGGGATAGAAAAGCCCCGGCGGCCGGGATGGCGTCGGGGCAGGGGTTAAGATTCAGCTCCGGTTTTGGGGTCAACATAAACGGTCAAGCCGGATTGCACAAGTTTTGTAGTGGGTACGCCTAGAACGTTCGCAATCTCGCGGATTACATCCTCGCTGGCATCTCCGAGAGAGCTCAATGGTACTCGCTCATAGTTGCGAATCTGGCGGTCGGAAATGCCGACCTTTTCTGCCAGCTCGCGGCCAGATAATCCGGCCTTGTTGCGATAGTAAGCAAGGGCGGTTATCTTGTTTTCAGTTACAAGATAGTTGGTTGCGATTGCCTGATAGAGGAAAACGTTCTGCACGGCTTCAGCGTTTTCTTCATTCGTGTGGTCGGTGATGTACAGCGCCAGTTTGTCAACCTGGGCCAGCATTTTCTTGGTCTGTGCATCTGCGTTCGGGTGGGCTCGGTTGACGGTCTGGCGCATGATTTCCAGATAGCGGAATGGGTTGTTCCGGCTTAGATTGTGATATGCAGATTCGGTCTGCACAGACGGCCAAACGTTTTCTGTGCGGCAGTGGTGCAGCCCGATTTGGTCAAGCAACGCGGTCACGTTTCCCCATGCCTCTGCGAGGCTATCCGGGTCTTCGTAAGGTGTGCGCTGCTGCTGCTTCTGCGTGCCGTCAAACGTTGTAACATCCGGCTCCGGCAACTCCTCCGGCGTGACGCCGTCAATCCACAATGTTGTGGTTTTTGGCTCGTCTGTGCGGGGGTCATAATGCAGCAGCACATCAGAGCCGTGCGCGGTGATAACAAGAGCTGCACCACCTTTGCCGCCAAGCGCTTCGGGCTGGTACTCTAATACGACTTTGTCCAGCTGGTAGCCTGCGCCGTTGCCAATTTCGGCGTGTTCGGCGATGGCGCGAAAGTTATTTTCGACTGCCTCAATAATGGTTTCGCCCTCAATGGGGCGGGGCGCTCCGTTGTCGTGGTAATGGACATAATAAGTTTTCATTTTGTTTTCCTCCTGTTATTTGATTTCCTAATTCGCTATTAGGAAATAGATTAACTATACTATAGCATGATATTTCCTAATTGTCAATTAGGAAATGAAAAAATAAATCCCGGCTTGTTGGGGCCGGGATGGTGATCAATATAGGCCGTGACGAAAAATAAAATTGCTGTCGGCGGGTTCGGCTCCGATGGCGTCAAACGCTACGGCGGCGCTGTAGGTGTCCTTGTAGTAGCCTGTTATACGGCGGTAGCCGGGGTGGATGCTGCCGACTTAAGCGGCGATGTAGTAGCCTCTTTCTGGGTCGTGCTGGATGGATAGCCGGAAAATGTCTCTTGCCTTCACCGCTTGCTCACCTCCTGACAGATTCCGGCGTTTGCGCGGCGGATGATTTCGGCAAGTAGCTTTACGCGGTTGGCAGGGGTGGCGGGCAGTACCCAATCAAAATCAAGCACCATTCGCGGCTCGGTGGAGTGGCGCTTCTCAGTGGGGTTGTATCGTCTTCAGCATCCGGCGGCGTCGGTGGCGTACACGTCAACAGCCCAATAAGAGGGCAATATATCGGCGGTGTATCCTGCCTTGTGCCAGAGGCTCGGCAGGCTGTGTATGCTGCCGTCGTTGGTGCAGGCGGTAAATTCCACGCCGATGTGCTCGCCGCGCGGCGTAGTGCCTTCCAGCTCGTACAGGGTGCGGGCGGCGGTGCTGTGGTTGATGCGTTCGGTCAAGCTCATTTTTACAATCTCCTTTATAATTTTGTAATGGGGTGGGGTCGCTTTGCTGTGCGGCCCCGGAAGGTATCAGGCGGGGATTGTCTCGCGGCTGTTGACGCGGTAGCTTTCGCCGCGGTACTTGTTGTATAGGTCTTGGTAGCTGGCTTTATGGTTCCGGCGGCTGGCGTCTCCTTCCGGGTGCCAGTAGTATTTGCAGCGGTTTGCACTCCACCTAAAGCCGAGCGCCTCGAGCTGGTGCAGATACTTGTGGTTTGTGTTGGCCCATATCCAGGAGCCCACAACGTCAAATTGTAAGCCGGGCATCTTGGCGAGTTCGGCGGCCATCTTGGCGGCCTCCTCATTCTGGGCGGACTTGGCGGCCTGCTCGGCGGCGTGGGCTTGCTGGTACTGCTGGCGGCCCTCGCAGGCCTGCTTGCTGCAAAACTTGGGGAGCAGGGGCCGGAGGGCGTCCCACTCGTTGTTAATCTCTTGCATGTCGGCGGTGCTGCCTCCAACGTCGGGGTGATGGGTGGCGGCCAGTTTACGGTAGAGGGCCTGGCCTTCCGCGAGGGTAACGGGGCGGGGGTTGAACCATTTAAAAGTAGTCATTTTTTAGGCCTCCTTGATGTAATAGGTCACGTTGCAGTAGCGGGTGGTGTCCCAGCGGGGGGAGCGGACGATGTAGCCGGTGCCGAACTTGCCGGAGTAGCTCTCGACCGGGTAATCAGCGGGAGCCGTGCGGCGGCTGACGTACCCGCGAGACATTGCGGTGTGATGCAACTTGTAGCTGGCGGGGATTTCGTTCTTTTTCATGGTGTTTCTCCTTTTCTGTTTGTGGTGGTTGTGTTGGCCTTGGTTGTTTCGTTGTCTATATTATAGCATACTCTGACGAGTATGCAAGATGGAATGTTGCACAAAGAATGTACGAGTATGCAAGGAGATGTTTGTGCAATTTGCCTACTTGTACGAGTATGGCATATTATATATAATAGTTAATAGATAGGAGGCGATATAATGGGCGGAAAAACCAGCACGGAGAGCAAACGAAAATATAACGATAAAACGTATAGTAGAATTGTTCTCGATGTAAAAAAAGACGATAAAGCGCAAATTGTGCAAGCTGCGGAAAAGTCGGGCGAAAGTACAACGGCGTACATCGTCGGCGCAGTACGTCAACGGATGGAGGCAGACAACCAAAAAACAACCGTTTGACGTTTTGACTGTTGACAAAATCGCACTTAAGTTGTAAAATATGTATAATGAGCGTGCCGCGCGGGAGCACGAGCGTTCCCGGCGGGGCGCACTCATTATACAGTTTTAACGTTTCAACGCACAAAATTAGGTTTTAGGCGTCCAGCTGCAACGGCTGGGCGCTTTTTTTGTACCATTTTTCGGGGGTGACGCTTATGGGGAGCGGAGTAGAGAGAGCCAGGCAGGCAGCAGAGCGCGGAGAGCTCACCGACAGACTAGGCCGGAAGATGACGCCGGCGCAAATTGACAACTTGCGTCCGGCTCCCAATCTGCGAGACATGGACCCGGACAAGAGGCGAGCAATCCAGCAGGCAGGCGCTAGGGCATCCAACGAGACCAAGGAGAGACGGCGGACTATTAAGGAGATATATGACGACCTATTACAGCAGCCGGACAACCTGGAGGGGCTAGAGGATGCAGAGCTAACGCAGAGGGTACAGCAGAGCGCAGAGCAGAGGGGGCGGAGCGTGACGCTGTATGAGGCGATAGCGGTTGCTATGGCGGCCAAGGCCAAGGCCGGGGACGTTAAGGCGGCGGTATTTGTGCGGGATTCCGCCGGGGACAAGCCAGCCGACGCGGTGGAGATTACAGCCGAGACTATGACAGATGCGGATAGACGATTGTTGCAGCGTATACAAGACAGGTTGCAAAATGACGATACAGCGACAAAATGAACTTCACTAAATAAGTATTTAGCGAAGTAGGAAGGCCGGAAAAGAGGCAAAGGGCCGGCGGGCAGGGTGAGAGACCGACCGGCAGGGGGTCTATTTTTTTTTAGAGGTAGGGAGACAGAGGGGCAGCGGGGGCAGGGAGTACCCCACCCCCCCTATGAAGGGCGACCGGGGGCGAGAGGAGAGCGCAGCCCAGTACGAATATGTTCGTTCCCCCAGCGCGTTTGATTTTAAATACTACCTCCCCCTATGATGGAACTGTTGCAAATTTTTCACAGGTTCCCCAAAACAAAAATGATATAAAGTGTATCACGGTACGGATGTCAGTGGCCTCCTACTGACTATGGGATTAGGGCTGTCCGTTTCAAGACCCAGCAGCCAAATATAAAGCGCTTTGCAGCAATGCAGGGCGCTTTTTTATTTGCAGAATAAACCCGCGAGGTGCGGGAACGGTTTGCTAAACCGATTGGCTGCCGATGGCGGCTGGGGTTCGCGTCCTCTGTTCTGCGCCAAACACAACATGGGAGCCGGTTCGTCTAATAGGAAGGACGCGCGATACAAGGGTTCGAGTCCCTTACGGGTTGCCATGTTGTGTGTTTTATATGCTGCATAGCCAGCCGCAAACTTGGCCTGACAAGTCAATGCGGCAAGGGCGCTGCGTTCCGCAAGCTACGGCGTGGCAAAGGTGCAAGACCTATGTGCAGTACCAACAGATCGCGGCAAGCCTATGTTACACGCAACTTGCGAAAACGTGTAAGCTTGTGGCAAGTTTCAGAATATAATACGATAATGCGTTAAATATTAACTTGCCTATGACTTGCACACCGTGCAACACGCGCAACTGCCGCGCCTTTATATGCCACGTAGCACCTGGGGCGTGCACCGTTAGTGGATGGGGTCGAATCCGACAGTGGCGAAGGCTGGGTCGCTCCCACCGGTGAAAGCCCGGCGTAGGCAAAATACGATAAATCAACCTGAACGCTGTAAGCAAAGCGGCAAGCCGATACGGAGCGCGGCGCGATGGCAAGACGCAACAGGACTGTGAGAGCCTGAAAACTTTTGCCCGCACAGTGAAGTGCGAAAACAAACTTCAACCGCGGATAGGGGCGCGGGTATAAATACCGCCGAACACCGCAGGACTGTGCGGTATACAAATGACGCCCGCCAGCCCTGTGCGGACAATACAGGGAATCAAAAAAGCGTTGCGGAATTGCTACCCGCAATGGGTGAGACCGGCACAGCATAAACCGGTATGGCGGGTATGGGGAATGTTTAAAAGCGAGGTGATAGTTTGACGCTGGAGGATGCGCGGGAATTGGAACGCGGGGTGTGCCGTAAAGACCCGGTGTATTTCTGCGAAAACTATTGCCATATTGAGGACAAGGACGCGGCAGAGTTGATACAGCCGTTCACATTGTGGGAAGGGCAGAGGAAAGCAATCCGCGTGTTTGCCGAAAACCGGCTTGTGTGCGTGCTGAAAGCGCGACAGCTGGGCTTTACGTGGCTGGCGCTGGTGGAAGTGGCGCGGCTTGTGGTATTGAACACAGGGCGCACGGCCATAGGCTTGAGCCGGTCAGAGGACGAGGCAAAGGAGCTTGTGCGCCGCCTTGCGGTTATACTGCGGTATATGCCGGAGTTTATCCGGGAGGTAGACACGCCGAGCGGCAGCCTATCTGGGTGGACAGGGCCTGTGTTCTACAAAAGCACGATGCAAGTCGTTGTTATGTGGCCAGATGGGCCGGAGAGCGTGTTCAAGGCGTTCCCATCAAGCCCGGCGGCTGGCCGTTCGTTTACAGCAGATTTGATTGTGATAGACGAATGGGCGTTCCAGCAATACGCCGATGAAATCTGGCAGGCGGCGTACCCGGTTATCAACCGACCGTTCGGCGGGCGGGTTATCGGGCTGTCTACCATTAAGCTGGGCACGCTGTTTGAGGAAATCTACACAAACCCGGGAAACGGATTTACCAAGCTGTTTTTGCCGTGGAGCACAGACCCACGCAGAACGGAGAAATGGTACGCCCAGACGGTTGCTGCGCTGGGCGAGGATAAGACGATGCAGGAATACCCTGCAACGGAGGAAGAGGCCCTGAGCGCCCCGGGCGGGCGTTTTTTCAGCGAGCTAAGCAAGGACAAGCACCTTGTTGACAAGCCGCCTACAGGCACGCTGCGGCGGTATGTGGCGCTTGACTATGGACTTGACATGCTGGCCGCCATCTGGATTGCGGTGGACGAAAACAACAACGCCACCGTATACAAGGTGGACGGCGGGCCGAACAAGACCATTGGCGAGGCCGCAGACCTGATATTGAGGGACAGCGAGGGCGAGGAGATAGATATGTACCTTGCCCCGCCCGATTTGTGGAACCGCAGCCAGGAAAGCGGCAAAAGCCGCGCACAGCTGTTCAGTGAAGCACATCTGCCGCTTGTGCAGTCGAGCCGGGATTTCCCGGCGGGATGCGCAGCTATGAAGCAGTGGCTGAGCGTGAACGAGAAAACCGGCAAGGGGTGGCTGACATTCTATAAGCCGGGCGAGCTGTGGACGTGTTTGACCAAAATCCAGAAGGATGACAAGAACGCGGATGTGTACGCCAAAAATCCGCACGGATTGACGCATTTCCCGGATGCTTTGCGGTATTTCTGCGTATGGTGGACGGCCCCGGCCAAGAAACCGAAAAACATCATACGGCGGGACTGGAAACCGGATATGTATGAGGACTACAAGAACGCGAACGCGGAAGAGCGCAAGATGCTGATTGAAAGGTGGGGACACCCGAAATGAGATGCCAGACGTGCGGTGTGGAGTGCCGAACGGATTCTGAAAGGAAAACACTTCGGTTTATTTGCAGAAACAGGAAATGCCCGGATTATGGGCACGTGATGGGGGAAAAGGCCGGGAGCCAACCGACCGTAAGAACCAATTACCCGCAGGGCGAGGAAGGCCCAACAACCAAGTGAAAAGCGCTTATCCCGTATGGGGTAGGCGCTTTTTTTATACCAATTTTTAGCCGGTGGGCGTTGTACACGGAGGAACCAATGGAAGAACTTGAAAATGGCGTGACCGAGAGCGTAGCCGACTCTGAAACCGAAACCCAGGAGACCGAAGTTCAGCAGGATGCGGCAGAAAAAACCGCAGCGCAGGAAGAAACCGCGCAGCAGGATGCCGAAAGCATCCCTAATTCTGTGTGGGCCACCGCACGCAAGCGCAGCGAGCGAGAGGCACAGGAACGCTTTGACAGAGAGCGTGCACAGATTGACAAGACCTTTGAACAGCGGTTTGCGGGGTACAAGAACCCGAAAACAGGGGCCGCCATCACATCCATGCAGGATTACTTAGACGCACTGGATGCGCAGAACGAGCTTGACCGGCAGCGCGACATTGAGCGCGTTACGGCAAACCAGACGGCAGAGCAGGCGCAGGCAATCCGGCGATTGATTGAGAACGACCCCGAAAAAGCACGCTTGAAAGCGGACGTGGAGCAGATGCGGCAGGAAGCCGCGCAGCAGCGGGCACAGGATGCATTCAACGCGGATTTTGCGGCTTTGCAGCGGTTGGAGCCGAGCATCAAGACCATGCAGGATTTGACGAGCCAACCCTGTTTTGAACAGGTTGTATCGCTTGTGACAAACAATGGCCTTGACCTTGTGACGGCTTACAAGGCTGCCAACTACCAGAACGCGGCGCAGAGCAGCGCGGCTGCCGGAAAACAGGCGGCTATCAATGCTGCACGCGGAAAGAGCCATCTTGCACCGCATGACGGCGCATCCACGCCGGGGAACCGCCGGGTGATGAGCGACAGTATGTTGCGACGAGCCCGCGATGCGTTCCCCGACAAGAGCGATGCAGAGCTTGAAAAACTGTACAACGAGATTTGAAAGGAGCCTGGATTATGGCTGTTATTTTCAGCAAGGCAAGCGGCCTTGCCAATGATTTCTGGAATGAGTGGGCAGACTTGCTCACCATGAAGATGAAGGACACCGACAACGAGAAGAACAACGATGACGAGCTGGTCAACACGCTGTTCAATGTGAAGAAGTCCAAGCGTTTCGGCGAGAAGATTGCCGGTATGTCCACCTTCTCCAACTTTGAGCTTGTGGACGAGGGTGCAAGCTCCCCGCTGGATGATTTCGGCGAGATTGAGCCGAAGCTGATTCAGCACAGCGAGTTCAAGAAGGCTTTCCGCATCACCAAGACGATGATTGAGGACAACCAGTTCGATATGGCTGCCGCCCGCGCTGCCGCCAATGTGCGTGCTTACAAGCGCAGCCGTGCAGAGTTTGCCAGCAAGGCGCTGACCAGTGCTGCTGCAACATTTACCTACGGCAAGAAAACCGGGCTGGATTCCACCACTGCTGACGGTAAGGCTCTGTTTGCAAAAGACCACGCCGGCAAGACCGGCGTTGCCGCACAGTCGAATGTGTTCACCAACGCTTTTGGTGATGATGATGCCATGCTGAACCGCCTTGCCAACATTGGTTTCAACTTCAAGAACGCATCCGGCAACGGCATGGGCTATGTGTTTGACACGCTGATTGTGCCCTCCAACTGCTACCGCCTGATCACGCTGGGCAAGAAGATTATCAACTCTGACCAGCAGGTGGGCAGCAACTACAACGATGTGAACATCAACAAGGGTATGTGGAAGCTGGTGGTTAACCACCATTGGCAGGCCGATGACGAAACGGAGCCCTATATCCTGATGTCCAGCCAGGCCAACAAGGATTTGCTGGGCAATGTGTTCTATGACCGTACCGCCATGGAAACTTTCCAGAACGTGGACACCTTGACGCAGGACCTTATCACTTCCTGCCGTGGCCGTTTCAGCTGCGGCTTTGGCGATTGGCGCCACGTCATTCTGGGCGGCGCTACCACCGGTACAACCCTGACCTGAGGCACGGCATGATTCCTAAGAACCTTAAACCCGGCGATATTTTTATAGACGGTGGCAGAACCTTTGTTGTTGAGGAAATCTGTGCGGGTGGTTACATCAGCAAAATGGTTGAAAAGACAGAGGAAAAGCCGAAGCGCAAACGCCGCACGGCAGAATGAGTACAAGCGCCCACTGTAACAGGTGGGCGCTTTTTTATCACAATTACGGGGGCATGACCCCGCAGGGGTGAATGATGAAAAAGAGCGAGAAAGACAAGAGCCTTGAAAAGTGGCAGGGGCGGTTGGCTACCGCAAAATCCCAGTACAGCAGCGAGCTGAACAAAATGCGCCAGCGCGAGAATATGTACTACGGCAGCCACGAAATTATCGGCGCAAAAAAGAACGCTACCACCGGGCGCAATATCACCTATGAGCTGATAGAAAGCCAGGTGGATTCCAGTATTCCGCAGCCGAAGGTGACGGCGATTCACGCGGAGGACGAGGAAAAGGCACGCAGGATTGAGAATCTTTTGCGCAACGAAATCCGCCGGATTCACATTACCGAGCTGAACGACCGCAGTGAGCGCACGGTTCCTGTGCAGGGCGCTGACTTTTTCCACGTGGAGTGGAATCCGCTGGCTGGCTACCATTGCACGTTGGGGGACGTAGAGATTGATTTGCGCCACCCGCGACAGGTAATACCGCAGCCCGGCATTTATGCACTGGAACAGATGGACTATGTTTTTGTGCTTATCAGCAAGAGCAAGGAATCCATTGAGGAAAAGTACGGCATTACGCTGGACACAGACACGGAGGATGCGCCGGAGGTGCGCGGCGGCGATGATATGACCCACACCGGCGTTGTGACGCAGAACGTTGTGTACTACAAGCACGATAAGGGCACAGTGGGTATGTTCAGCTGGGTAGGCAATCAGGTTTTGGAAGATTACCCGGACTACTACGCCAGAACCGCAGAGGTCTGCACGAAATGCGGCCGCAAGCGGATGGGTGACGTTTGTGTGTGCGGAAACAAGAAATTCAAGGAGCAGGCTGTGCAGACGCTGACCCTGACGGAGGATGTGACGCTTGATGACGGCACCGTGATTCCGGCCATGACGCAGGGCGAGGACGAGCCTGTACTGAACCCGGACGGCAGCGCACAGCGCGATGTGAACACCGGCGAAGTGATTATGATGCCGACAATGCACGCAACGGAGCTACCCACCTACAAGCCGCGTGGATTCCCGATTGTGGAGAGAATCAACATTGCGCGGAGCGGGTGTTTTTTGGGCATATCGGATGTAGATATTATCACCGACCAGCAGCAGGCTATCAACAAATACGCCACCAAGATTCAGGAAAAATTGATGAAGGGCGGCAGCTTTGTGACCCTGCCGGATGGACTGGACGTTGACAAGAGCGATGACGAGCTTAAAATTATCCGCATCCAGAACCCGAGCCAGGCACAACAAATCAGCGTTATCAATGTGCAGCCAAATGTAAACAACGATATTACGATGATGGGGCTGCACTACGATTATGCCAAGTCCACCGTTGGCATTACCGATGCTTTTCAGGGCAAGTATGACGCATCGGCTGTTTCCGGCAGCGCGAAGCAATTCAGCGCAAACCAGTCTGCCGGGCGTATGCAGTCCAAGCGCGAGATGAAGAATCAGGCGTATGCAAGGCTGTACCGCCTGATTTTTGAGTATCTGTTGGCGTATGCGGATGAGCCGTACCCGATGACAGAGACCGATACGGACGGTGAGCAGCAGTTCGGGCATTTTGACCGCATGGAGTTTTTGAAGCAGGACGCGGCAGGGGAGCTGTACTGGGATGATGAGTTCATCTTTGAGGTTGACCCGGCGAGTAACCTTGCCAGCAACCGCGAGCGGCTGTGGGATATGGCAAAAGTAGATTATCAGGCTGGCGCTTTTGGCCCTATCAATGACATGGAAAGCCAGCGCACCTACTGGACATGGATGAAGAACACAAATTACCCGTATTCAGCAACCGTGTTGGCAGATATCAGCAAGCGGTTGGAAATGCAGCAGCAAACGGAACAGCAGATGATGCAGAGGTGACATGGGGGTGACACAGAGTGACATGGTATGATGTGAAGCTGGCCGCCTTGCAGAAAATGTTTGCGACTGACGGAACGGATATTTCCAACCCGGACGAAGCGACCAGAGAATATCTGAACGCTATGCCGCAGGCTGCAAACGAAGCTGTAGAAATGCTGTGCACTGCTGGTAGGTATCTGCGCAAGAGCTACACCGTTGACAAGGACAAGGGCGAAAAGCTGACGGTGAATCTTGCCTATGAAGTGCCGGACTACTGGCGCATTGGCAGTATGGAGGTTTACAAGCTGGTGGATGATACCCCGGAGCCGGTAGAAGGGGTAGTGCTGTACGGCGGTAAATACCTTGTGTTCCCGGAAGAATACGAGGGTGAATTTGAGCTTTTCTATGACGCGAAGCCTGCAACCTTTACGCTGAACACGCCCGACAGCAAAAAGATAGATTTGCCGGACGAGGCCGTTGTTCTGCTGCCGCTGTATATTGCAAGCCAGCTGTACAAGGATGACGATAACGCCATTGCCACAATGTACCGCAATGAATTTGAAACGGCTTTTGAACGGCTGGTAAACCCCAGAACCGTGACGAAGGAGAGTTTCAGCAACAATACAGGGTGGTGGTAATTGTGGCAAGATTTTCAATTCCAACACAGGCAGCACGCAGCAAGCTTACGATTGACAGACTGCTTGGCATTGACTATACAAGCAACACGGCCAACGTAAATGTACGCCAGAGCCCGAACGCAAAAAATATGATACGCAGCGAACCCGGCAAGGTGCGCAAGCGGATGGGGTATGAGCGATTGTGCACATTCCCCGCACGAATTAACGGATGCCACCTTCTGAAAAAGAAAACGCTGGTACACGCAGGGACGGCGCTGTACCTGATGCCGGAAGCCGGGAACGAGCCGGGGGCGGCCCTGTACAGCGGTATGGCAGATGCCCGAAGCAAAAGCTGGCAGATGGAAGATAAGCTGTTTATTGCAGACGGAAAATGCCTGCTGGTATATGACGGCGAGAGTGTGAAAAAAGCCAGTGATGGTGCCAAAATTCCGACCTTGACCATTGGCAAACCGCCGAAGGGCGGCGGGACAGAGTATGAAGCGCTGAATTTGCTGCAACCGAAATTCAAAGAACTGTTTGCGGCGGACGGAACCAGCACAGAATATCATTTGAGCTTCAGCGGATTGGACAGCGCGGATGTTCGGGTGCGAAAGCTGAACAGCAACGGAGACTGGATAGATGTTACCAGCGGGTACAGCTGCAATGCAGGAACAGGCGTTGTCACGTTCAACACGGCCCCCGAAAAAAGCCCGGTTACCGGTGAGGATAACATTGAGATTACAGCAAGCCGCACGGTGACAGGGTATGCCGACAGAATCAACAAATGCACGATTGGCATACTGTTTGGCGTAAACGGTGCGGCTGACAGACTGTTCCTTAGCGGAAACCCGGATTATCCAAATCAGGACTGGTACAGCGGCCAGTATGATTTGGCATACTGGCCTGATACAGGGTACAGCAAACTTGGCAGCGAAAAAAGCGCGGTGATGGGCTACAGCATTATTGAGAACCGCATTGCGGCGCACAAGGACGAAAACGAGACCGACAGAAACGTGGTAATCCGGCAGGGTAACTTAGTGGACAATGAGCCAGCCTTCCCGATTACAAATACCATACAGGGGCCCGGAGCGATTGCAAAATACAGCTTTGCCTACTGCGCAAACGAGCCGTTTTTTCTGACGAATCTTGGCGTGTATGCCATTACGCCGAGCGACATTGTGGGCGAGCGTTTCAGCCAGAACAGAAGTTACTATATGAATGGAAAGCTGCTGGAGGAGCTGAACAAGGAAAATGCGTATGCCTGCGTATACAAGGATATGTACTGGCTGTGCCTGAACGGCGTTGCGTATATCCTGGACGGACAGCAGAATCTTGGGACAAATTCTGGAGACCCATATTCCACAAGACAGTATGCGTGCTTTTACGAGACAAATATTCCGGCACGTATTATGTGGGTGCAGGAAACTGACCTGTATTTTGGATCTGACGATGGCAAGGTGTATCGGTTTTACAGCAGACCGGAAGATGTGCGGAGCTATAACGATGACGGTGCAGCGATTGACGCTGTCTGGGAAACGCCGGATTTAGCCGGTGATTTGTTTTATAAGAACAAAAGCTTCCGCTATCTTGCCTTGCAGATGGCGCCGAGTGCGTTTACAAGCATAATGGTGTATGCGATGAAGCACGGCATATGGAGCCAGATTTGGCAGGATGAAATCCATGCGCGTTACTTCAGCTACCACCAGCTGTGTTATTCCCGGTTCACGTACTCCAATGACCAGACAGCGCGAACATTGCACAACAAAATACGCATAAAACGTGTGGACAAGGCAAGATTCCGTTTTGCAAACAATGTGCTGAATGAGCCGTTTGGCCTGATGCAGATTGCAGTTGAATTTGTAGAAAATGGCAATTTTAAGGGGTGATGAAATGGCGTTCAAGAAAATTTCCGATGCAGACTTGAAGGAAAAAGGCAATATCGGCAAGCCGGATACACCGGGTGTTACAACGGCAGAAATGCAGCGAATCCTGGACGAAATCCCGCGCGAGGTGCTTGTGCCTGCCTTAAACGCCCTGATAGATGCCCTTGGCGCACAGGACGCGGCGGCGAATCTGGGCGCAGTGATGCCGGAAGGGCTTACCGCCAAAGGCAACACCGTGCAGAGCGTACTGAACGCCTTGCTTGCGCTGGACACGGCGCACGAGGAAAGGACGGATAACCCGCACAGCGTAACGGCGGGACAGACCGGCGCGTATACGAAAGAGGAAACAGACAGCGCCATTGCCAACAAGGTGACGGAAATCGGCTCGGGCGATATGGCCAAGGCGCTGTACGATAAACGCAACAAAACCCGTGATATCTTTGACTTTGCAGGGTATCTGTACGAGGCTACCTATGCACAGGACGGCTGGCTGGCCAGCGGCGATGCGTGGGTTCAGGCCGCAACGCTGAAACCCCGCAACGGCGGCGGCAACGTGACGGCAGACAGCACCGTACTGAGTGCGCCGATGTGCGAGACGGACGCGGACGCCGCCACACGAAGGGCGCGCAGAAAGGCGCTGGGCATTATCAACAGCGGGTATTGTGTCCTGGGTAACAACACCATGACCGCAACGGTGGAAAAAAAGCCCTCCACTGACATTACCGTTATTTGGAGAATCGGGGGCTGACTGATATGACACACGAGATACAGGTAAGCCAGTACAAGACGATTCCCTCTAACATCAAACTGGGTACGTTTGACAGCTACGGCACGGAAAAACTGCATTTCACCTTTGGTTCAGGTTGGGAAAATCTGGCAGTATATGCCACCTTCACCGCGCCAAACGGAAAGAGCGTACAGGCCGACGTTGACATTGATGGAAACACAGACGTGCCCCCCGAAGCTACCGCAGAACAGGCAGGGCAGGGCGAAATTGTGCTGATTGGCAAGGCAGAGGGCGTAAACCGCATTACCGTGTCCCTGCATTATACAGTGCTGGAACACGGCCCTGTGCAGGGCGCAGAACCCGCCGTGCCAACGCCCGACCTGCTGCAACAGGTACTGACCTTGAGCAAGGACGCGCAGGAAGCCGCCAAGAAGGCCGAGCAGAGCGCCAAGAACGCCGTGAAAGATGCGACGGACACGGTGAAACCCTACAAGGAAGAAACCGTATGGGCGGCGGCAGCGGCGGCTTTGAGCCAAAAGAGCGCGGCAGAAAGCAAAGCAGCCGCGCAGAACGCCGCCGAGCTTGCGGAACTGGCGGGCACTGCGGCGGGAAATGCCGCAGACGATGCGGAAAAGGCGGCGGATATCGCCACAGGTGCAGCGGGAAACAGCGCGGTGAATGCGGAAAATGCGCAGAAAAGTGCACAGAACGCAAAGCAGAGTGCAAAGGACGCCTCCGAAAGCCAACGTGCGGCAAAGGCAAGCGCGGACGCTGCGGCGAAAAGCCAGCAGAGTGCGGCAACCGATGCGAAAACCGCGAACGATTCCAAGGTTGCTGCGGCGGGCAGTGCCGGTGCGGCGGCAGGGGCGGCTAATGCTGCGGAAAATGCTGCAAGCGCTGCGGCGGGAAGTGAACAGGCGGCAGGGGCTGCAGAAGAAAGAGCTGCAGCGAGTGAACGCGCCGCAAAGGAGAGTGAACAGGCTGCGGAGAAATCCGCACTGGCAGCGCTGGAAAGCAAAACGGCTGCGGCAGCGAGCGAGGGAAACGCCGCGGCCAGTGCGAAAAAGGCAAAGGACATTGCCGACAGTCTGCCCGAAGATTACACCACGGCAGTAAACGAGATTGCCGCGCTGAAAACCAACAAGGCAGACCAGGCCGAGCTGGACACCGTGAAACAGCGGGTAACGGACAGCACGCCCGATGACAGCATTGTTGGCGGAAAACCATGGAGCAGTAAGCACATCATTGATATGCTTTGCCCACCGCTGGAAGAAAGCGGCAACCCTGTTGTGTGCTACCCCGTGGCCGGATATCCGCTGGGCGTAAAGGCCAGCTGGGAGCCGACGCAGGAGGGAAGCGGAACACCAAGCCCCGAAAACATCCGCCCCATCAAGGGACGTGACAGCGTTACGGTCGAACGGTGCGGGGAGAATCTGATGGATATGGCCGTGGTTGCGGAGAGCAAAAACGTCACCGTTGACGGAGATAAAATCCATGTTGTTGATACCTCCGGCTGGGGACAAAGTTACATCATATTTGATGCCAAATTCCCGGCCGGAACGTACACAATAGCTTTTGATTCCATCATTGCGAAAAAAGGCCGCGTAATTGTGCGCCCCTTTAATATGGACGGGGAAAAGGCAGATGCCAAAGTTACCGTTGCGGGGGATGTATACCGCGTTAATGCTAACGAGTATTACAAAGGCTACACTTTCATAAGTAATAATATTCCGTCTCCGCAAAAAATACACTTCACGGTCGCCAAGGCGGCATATTTCCAAGTTGGCTTTGCTGGTGGGCTTGAACTGGGCGAAACGGAGGTTGATATTATCAATCCGACGCTTGTTCCAGGCACCACCGCCCCCACCGCCTACACACCATACACAGGGCAAACCAATACCCTCACCCTGCCTGAAACCGTGTATGGCGGTGAGGTGGACGCGGTGAACGGTGAGGGAATAAAAAATTGGGAAAGAGTTGTGTTAGACGGGACTGAAGCGTGGGAATACGATACACGTGGACTTTTTATATATTCATTACCACAAAAAGCAAAAAGTGCAGCAAAACTCCTATGTGATAGATATACAGGTAAATATGTATCTACGGCGGAGGCATTATACGTGGAAAACAAGATATTTGTTGTCGGAACAAGCGTCTGCGGGCATACTACTGTAAGTGAGTGGAATGCTTATCTAGCTGCCCAGTACGCTGCAGGAACACCTGTTCAAATCTGCTACCAGCTGGCCGAGCCGGTGCCATTTACCGCGACAGGCGCACAGCCCATCCCCGCGCTTGCAGGTGTGAACACCGTGTTGACCGATGCCGACAGCGCGACTGTGACAGGACGAGCAGACCCCATTAAACGGATCACTGACCTTGAGACGAGTATCGCATCCATGACATAAGGAGGTACATACATATGGCAATTAAAAGTAAAGCTAGGCACGACCTGACCCTGCGCAGTATCAAGCGGGAAATCGAAGCAGGGCGGGACGTTGCGTTTTGGCTGGATAAAGCCTACACACATCTGGACAACGGACTGCTGACCGAAGATGACATTGCAGAGGTGGAAACACTGGCGCAGAAATACTACGACGCGCTGGACACCGAAACAACGCGGGATTATGCGACGGAAGAAGGTGAGCCCGCATGAGTAAATGTTTAATTGCGGCTGGCGGGATGGTGGCAGACGAACAACGCAAGGAGGCGATACAATGAATACCATGATGTGGCCAACACCCCTCGTAGATGCCACCCTAAGCCAAGAGGGCGATGCGGCAGATTCCAAGGCGACAGGTGTCGCCATTAGCAAAAAAGCAAACAGCACCGATGTAGAAAACGCACTCAACCAAAAACAAACGATGCTTCTGGAAACTAGTTTCACCGCTAACACGGATTCAAACGGCAATATATATATTGGCTGGCCTACCAACCAGTATGTCGTTGTTTCGGCTTTTGCACAAAATCTGATAGCGCAGGCGTTCGTAACCAGCGAATATAATTACGCCATCCATTTATCGGATTATCAAAATCAAAACATCGGCACACGAAATAATGTGACCGTATGGGTACGGTATTATAATAGGCAAAAGGAGATTACCGGCAAAGACTACTAACCAACCGAAAGGACGTGATACCTATGTTATTTACAGGGCGCAATCTTGTGAAATATGACTACAGCCGCTACGGCTACACGCGCGGCGGCGGCAAAACGTGGCACGGCGGCCTTGATATTGGCGGGCTGGATGATGCCAAAATCCGTATGCCTGGCTATAACAGCAAGAGCATTTCCGGCACGGTGGTGACGGCCCGCATCGTGACCGACAAGAGCAACAAGACGTGGGAGTGGGGCTGGTATGTCTGCGTCAAGCTGGACGCCAACCAGACGCCGGATGCCGTCAACTACCTGTATTTCTGCCATTGCAGCAAGCTGCTTGTCAAGGTCGGCCAGAAGGTCAAGACCGGTGACGTGCTGGCGATTGTAGGCCAGACCGGCAACGCGGCGGGAACGTGGACACACTGCCATTTAGAGGTCAGAGCCACCGCCACTGGCAAGGGCCTTGACCCGACCGCTTACGCCGGAATCCCGAACAAGGCGGGTACATACGGAGCAGCCCCCGCCCCGGCAGCTGCCAAGCTGCAAACTATCACCATCGGCCCGGTATCGCAGGGTGACGCAGATGCCGTCTACGCGGTCTGTAAACAGCGCGGCTTGACAGATGCGGGACTGTACAAGAGTGTGTGGGTGGAGGCGTAATGTGCCGGACTGGATTGTGAAATACTGGGTGCAGTGGGCGTTTGGCATCATTGCCGCCGCGCTGGCACTGGGATACAAGCGGCTTGCCGCTAAAATCAAGGCACAGGAAGAAGAACGCAAGGCCATCAAAGATGGGATACTAGCCATCCTGCACGACCGCCTGTATCAGTCCTGCACGCACTACATTGCGCAGGGCTGGATTGATATGGATGGCCTGAAAAATTTGGAGTATATCTACAAGGCGTATCACGCATTGGGCGGAAACGGCACCGGCACAGAGCTGTACACCCGCGCTAAGTCGCTGCCGCTGAAAGAGTAACTTGCTGGATTGCGGCAAAATTTATAGAACGTAATTATAAATTACGTTTGTACGTTATAATATAATTTGCGTGTGATTTGCCGTGCGATTAAAACGCACGCGTTCGTTTTTGGTGCGTTTTAAGACTTTTAGAACCGGAATTGAACTTGAACAGGCTGAAAAGTCGAACTCAATTTCAATTTTGGCATTTTTTATATCTTTTTTGACTTTGAAAGGAGCAATAAATGAGCATTGACTATACCAACTACATCAAGCCGGAACTGCTGGTGCTGATTCCCGCGCTGGTATTTATCGGCTACTGCTTGAAAACCAGCACTGCCGTGAAGGACAAGCTGATTCCCGCGCTGCTGGCGGCTGCTGGCGTGCTGCTGGCCGTTTTGTATGTGCTGTCAACAACTGTTATTGCCGGCCCGCAGGACGCGGCACAAGCCGTATTTACGGCCATAGTGCAGGGCGTGTTGTGCGCGGCTGGGGCGGTGTACGCCGATCAGTGCGTTAAGCAGAGCAAAAAATCTGAGTAAAAGGGAGCGGGAGTATGCCGAAACCACTTAACTTTAAGAAAAGCACCGACGTATACCAGAAGCCGGGTACAACCAGTTATACGACTTTATCCAACGCGGGAAACAGAACCACGCCCATTCAGCGCCTTAACGCGAACAAGAAATTCAACCCAATGGCCAACGCCGTGCAAGCGACGCAGCACAACCGGCAGCTGGCAACAGCGGCCAATGCAAGGGCTCAGTCTACCGTTCCGAAACAAGACCCGGGTTGGAGCGGCGGCGGTGGTACAGGCGGCAGTGCCATGTCCAGCGCACCGGCTGCGACACCAGCTGTCAGCCAGCCGCAGGACACCTATATGCAGAACTACATCAATCAGATGCAGGCTGCAATTCAGTCGGCACAAAAGCAGGCAGAGGAAGCGCAGCGCCGTGCGGAGGAACAGATGAAGGCCGCGCAGGAGGCGCAGCGCAAAGCCCGCGAGGAGGCGTACAACCGCAGCGCAGCCCAGCAGAAAGCTGACTATGAGTATGGGCAAGGAAATCTGAACGCCGCAACGGACAGCGCCTTGCAGCAGGCATACATCAACAATATGATGCAGCGCCGCAATCTGGGGCAGCTGCTTAGTGCGCAGGGGCTGAACGGCGGCGCGAGTGAGAGCACTACCGCCGGTATGCTGAACAACTACAGCAACAGCCGCAATGCTTTGGAAACGGAGCGGCAGAACCAGCTTGCCAGCTTGATGAACACCTACCAGAACAATATGGCGCAGCTGGAAAACCAGAGGGCCAGCGGTGACGCTGCCGACTTGAGCCAGTACCAGACGAACCTTAGCAACCTGACAGCGAACAATGCAAACCAGCTTATCAGCCTGATGCAGGGATATGCAAACATAGCGGCCAATATGCCGCAGCTGAGACCGAAGTTTAATATGACCACAGGGCAGTGGGAATACAGCTACACCTAATCCAAACAACAATTTGCAAGGGGGATTTGCTGAATGGCAAAAGTCAGAAACCGTGAGGATGCGCTGCTGGACGCATATCTTGGGCGGTACAAAGGCGCACAGGCCAGCACGGTAAGCGAGGGACAGAGCAAGACAAAATCCGCCCAGCAGAAGGGCAGTGCGCTTTTGAACGCTGCTGACAAGACGCTGCCTGCGCTGAAAAACACCTACAGCGACACATTGCAGAACATTGTGAGCGGGGCGAGCATGGAAAACAGCCTGAACAACGATGTTATGCAGCGGAGCATGAACCTTGCAAAGGCGAAGTTTGACGCCGCCAATGACCTGTATGAGCAGCAGAAAAAAGCCCAGGAGTACGCCGAGAAGCAGGCAGCAAAAGCGGCGGCAGCGGCGGCAAAAAGAAGCGGCAAAAAAAGTCGCGGCAGTTCCAGCAAGAGCAGCACCACCAGCGCGGCGGATGATACAGCGGCGGCGGATGCGCTGAATAAGCTGGGGATTGGCAGCGAAAACGGCAGTACAAGCACAAGCAAAGCTAACAATAAGAAACAAGTTGTCAGCGGCAAAAGCAGTGCTAAAGAACAAGCTGCCCGCAATGCCAGCGCAAGAGCAAAGTACGATGGGAGCAAGCAGGAGCAGAAAGACATACAATACCGTGCGAATGTTCGCAACCAGAAAACCAAACGGTTACTGCAAGAAAAGATTGCTGCAGCAAATTCCGGCGCGAACAAGGGTAAGGCTGCCGGAAACAGCTATGCAGAACGGCAGAACACCACGCAAGTTGCACAGAGCCGCGCTGTAACGAGCGCGGGCAAGCAAGTTGGCAGCAGTTATGCCGCCGCCGGGCAAGCCCCCACAGAGCGAGAGAGAGCCGCTGGGCAGCAGATAAAAAAGCAGACCGCCGACACGCTGAAAAAGCTGCAGACCGACAAGGATTATCTGGCCGAGTTGGCAAAGCCGGGACGCAAGCTGACGCAGAGTGAAATTGATGCAGTAAAGCAGTACAAGCCCGCAAGTAAAAAGGCCGACTTGTTAAAGCAAGCGCAGAACGGCAAGATTAGCTGGACAGAGCAGGCAAAGGAAACGGCAGACCTTGACAATCTGCGGCAAAAAGCACTGCTGAACGGCTTTGGGCAGAGCGCCGAAACGTTTACAGCCGGGTTTTACAACAGCTTTCCCGGAGCAAACAGCCTTGCCGATAAAGCGGCAAACGCCATTATGACGGACGCTGACAAGCAGCACGAGCTTATCCGCGGGCGGACGGCCGCTGACACACTGAACAAAACCGCCGAGCAGGATGCACTTGCCGCCGCTGCCGGTACGATGGCCGGAAAAAGTGCACAGTACGCATACTTTAACAACCTGATGGCTGGTACCCCTTTGGCAGACACAATGGGCAAGGTGGGCAGCAAGGCAATGAGCGCGGCAAGCAAAATCCCTGTATGGGGGCGGTTTGCCACACCGGCTGCAGGGGAAGCGCTGGGGCGCATTTTAACAGACCAGACCGCGGACACAGTGCTGGATACAATACCGAGCCTTGCGAATGACCTTGCCGCTTACAATGACCAGCAGACAAGAATCCAGAACGGAGAACAGGTAGACGATGCCTTGACACCGGGGCGAATTGGCTTGAATGTGCTGGGCAATGTTGGGCAGAACTTTGCCATGAACGCACTGCCGGAAATTGGCGGTGCGGTGGTGAACGGCATTAAGAACAGCCGGACGGCAAGACAAATGCTGGCCGAGCAGGCGCAGGGCATTGAAAGCGGGCTGAATGCAGAGGATGCCAAAGGGCTTGTAGACGCATACAAGGGGATGCAAAGCGGAGACCTTACAACGCACAATGTGGATGCACTGAATGACAGCGTAACAGCCTATAACGATTGGGAAAGTTATGCGCCGACGTTGGAAAATTTGCCGACAATGGGTAATCAGGCACAAATAGGAAATATAGATGGCTGGCAAGAAACGCCTGATATTTTCTTGCAGCGCCTTGTTGACGAGACGGCGCAGACGGCTTACGACCCCTGGGGGAATAGTTACAACCCGAACGTGCTGAACCGCGTGGACAATGCACCGGCGGCAGATGTGCAGAGCGTTCCGGCGCTGGAACGGCAGACTGCACAGAGCGTGAGCGAGGCTGTGCCCACATTGGAGCAAAGACCGCTGAACGGCAGCGAGAGCGTGCCGGAGAACGCGGTTGGCGCACAGAGCACACAGTATGACCGCAGGGAAGTGCTGAATCAGGACTATGCAAACCAGAGCCGCTTTAATGACGGACTGGATGCAGACGAGGTGCAGAGACTTGGCGCTGACCAAAATACACACACGCTGTACAGCCGCAAGGAATCCGCTGACAATGCCAGATTGAGCTTTGACACTTACCGGCAGAGCAGTGACGGCAGCATAAGTGCGGCAACCGACAATGTGCTGAAAGATTTGCGCAATCTTGACAAGTGGAACGCGGACGATTTGGCACTTGCCAAAGAAGCGCAGAACCAGCAGCGCAATTTGCTTTTGACGCTGGAAAAAGGAAGCCCCGAATACGAGGTTGAATTTGCCAAGTACAAGCAGCTTGACAGGCAGACATCGCGCGGGTTCAGCGAAGCTGGACGCGCACTGCAAGAGGGTGTGAACGCGGAACAGACCGCTGATACTGGCTTACGGAAGTTTAACCAGCTTACGCAAAAAATCACAAGCGAATATGCCGACAGCCGAAAAGGAAAGCAGCTGCGCGAAATCAGCGATGTTGTATATGACGGCAAGGTTGATGAATTTTTGACGCAGATTGCTAAAGAACAAGGCGTAGAAGAAGCTATGCTGCAAGCCGAAAAGCAGATACGCAAAGCAGCCGAGAGCAAGCATATCAAGCTAAATGACGATGAAATCAAGAAGGCAGCTGCATCTATGGTAGCTGGCGGCAATGCCGATGATATGTTTGATGCGCTGGCAAGAACACAGCTGAAAATCGGCGATTTTACGGAAGCCGACAATGACAGAATCAGAGAAATATTCACGCAAACAAGCGGGATGAAAGACAGCAAGGCGCGGTATCAGCTGGAGAGCGAAGCATACGGCATTATGTCTAAGTACTTGCCAGGCAAGAGCTTTTGGGACAAATGGAACAATCTGCGCTATCTTTCTATGCTTGGCAACACGAGAACGCACGCACGGAACATTTTAGGCAATGTTTCGATGAATGCGGTTGTACGCACCAAAGACAATGTGAGCGCCGTAATGCAGCTGGCTATCCCGCAGGAAGAGCGTACAAAGGCTATTGGCATAACGTTTACCAAACAGGGACGAGAACTGATTGACGGTGCGAAAAAGTACATTGATACGGACGCCTACAGCCTTTTGTATAATGATGGCAAGTACAATGTGCAAACCGGGCTTGCAAGCGCGCAAAAAACATACGGAAATACCCCGTTCGGAAAACTTTTGCAGTGGGCAAGCGATAAGAACAGCGGCCTCTTGGAAAAAGAGGACGCATTCTTTTTGCGGGAAGCTTACGCAAACAGTCTGGCAAGCTTTTTAAAAGCGAGAGGGTATGACGCAAGTGTTTTCCGCGCAGACGATGCCGCCAGCAAAGAAATTTTGCGCAAAGCAAGCGCACAAGCTTTGGAGGATGCCAAAGAAGCCACATTCCACGAGGACAACATACTTTCAACTGCGCTTAAAAATTTCAGCAAGGATACAAATAAGTCCGGCGTTGCCGGCAAACTTGCTTATGCCATTACAGAAGGTATTCTTCCGTTTAAGAAAACGCCTATCAACATTGCGAAAAATGCACTGGAATACAGCGGCGGCGGACTTGTTGAAGCTGGATACCGCGCTATTAAGGGCGAAAGCAAGGCGCGAGTGATAGACGCAGCGGCAAAGGGTATAACTGGGCTTGGTGCTATAGGGATTGGGTACGCACTTGCCAAAACAGGCATTTTAAACGGGGGCGGCAGCGGAGATGACCGTGTAGATGCGTACAACGAAATGACAGGACGGCAAGATTACTCTGTCACATTGCCTAATGGTGCGACCTATACAATCGACTGGACAAGCCCGGCAGCAATACCCTTGATGATTGGCGCGGAGCTTTCGGAGGATAACAGTGGGCTGACAGTTGCCGGCTTTTTTGAAAAATTGAGCCGGTTTACCAATCCTATTTTGGAAACCACGATGCTGCAAGGGCTTAACGACACACTGCAAAACCTGAAATATTCCGATAATCCTATATGGGATTTAGGGGCGAATTCCGTAAGCAGCTATTTTGGGCAGAGCGTACCGACACTGCTTGGACAAATCAGCCGAACGATGGACGACACCCGCCGCAGCACCTACGGCGGCGGGCAGACCAAACCCGAGAGGGATAACAGCTACGCGCTGAACAAGATGGCAAGCAGAATCCCGGGATTGAGCCAGAGCCTGGAACCCTACGTTGACCAGTGGGGCCGCGAGGAAGCAAGCCTTGACGGCACAGATGATACGGCGGGCGGTATGTTCCTGCGCGGGCTGTACAACATGGGCAGCCCCGGCTATTACAGCAGCGAGAACATCACGCCTGTGGACGAGTATCTGCAAGGGCTGTACAGCGACACCAACAACAGCAAGGTGCTGCCAGAGAAGGCAAGCAGCAAGCTGACGCTGGACAAAGAAACTTACTATATGACGCCGGAGGAAAAGACCGAGTACGCCAAGACTACCGGGCAGACGGCGTATGACCTTGTGGACAGTCTGCGGCAGAACGATATGTTTTTGCGGCTGCCCGATGACCAGCAGGCCGAGCTTGTGCAGGACGCCTACACGGTAGCAAAGACCGCCGGTGGCGTGGCCGCTGTTGGCGACGGCGTAAGCGGCGTTGATTCCAAAGCGTATCAGGCATATGCGGACGGCGGCATTGACGGCGCAGTGAATTACATTCTTGCAAAGAATGCAGTTGACACGGCCAGCGACAGTAGCGATGACAGCAGCTTGAAGGACGTTGAAAAGTGGAATACCATTCAATCCCAGATGGGCAACAGTGGCATTGACCAGTATGTCCCTATGACGCGCGATGACAGCGTTGTACGGCGTATCTATGACAATGCGGGCAGTAACACTGCCGCGGCGTATATGAACGCTTACAGCGCCGCTTCTGCCGGGCTGGGAGAGGACGAAACGCCAAGCAAGTACGATGTCGGCATCGGTATGATGCGGCAAGGCGTGCGCGGGGATGACCTTGCGAGAGCCTATATTTCCGCTTATCAAAAAACAGACAAGGCCGGAACGGCACTGTATGGACAGTATGGCGCAGATGGCCTTGAGGGCTGGATTATGTACAAAACAGCCGCATACAACGTTGACAAAAGCGGGAATAACAATGGCAAGATTGACAAGGACGAGGCCATTGCCACATTGAACGCAATGGATTTGACGGATGAACTGCGGCGGGCATATCTTACCAAAACCAACAAGAGCTGGAAGAATCCGTATTGAGGTGGTGTATGAAATTTGACTTTTGCCAAAACTGCCTGACGGACGAGGAGAAGGCAGTGCTGGTCCTGCGAAGGCGGGGCTGGCGCAATGCGGAGATTGCCGCAGAGCTGCATTGCAGCGAACGGACAGTGAACCGCAGAGTGCGGAAGTTGAAAGACAAGGGAATATGACACCGCAGAGGGGGTTATGCCAAATTGGCATAACCCCCTCTTTTTTTGTTGGCGTAAAATTGGCGCAGATACGGCACGTAAATGGCCTACAGGCAGGGCCCGGCGGCGGTACAATAAAGGCAAGAGGTGAGTACGATGTACCAGAACTGGAATACCTTTGGCAATCCGTATGGCGGCACATACCAGCCGCAGCCCTGCACCATAACGAAGGTGAGCGGGGAGAACGGCGCGAGAGCTTTTGGGATGGCACCCAATTCCAGCGTGCTTTTATTGGATGAAACTGCGCCTTTGGTCTGGCTGAAAAGCACAGACGGCGCAGGCTACCCGACCTTGACGCCCTACACGATTACACCGTATCAGGCCACGCCGCCGGTTGACGTGAACGCACTGGAACAGCGCATTGCAAGATTGGAGGAGAAGCTCAATGACAAACCCGATTCTACAGGCAATGGGGAAAAGCGCACTACCAAATGACCCAATGGCAATGATGCAGCAGTTTGCACGGTTCAAACAGCAGATGCAGGGAAAAGACCCGCAGAAAATTGTGGAAGGGATGCTTGCTAGCGGGCAGATGAGCCAACAGCAATTTGAACAGCTGAAAAATATGGCGGAGAGTCTTAGAGGGACACTGTACTGATATAGGCCGGGTATACACGGCTTATAAATATATTTTTACGAAAGGAAATGCACGATGGACAACGGCTATTCTTTGAGCGACCTGCGGGCCGCTACCGGGGACGGCAACAGCTGGGGCAACGGTGCGTGGTGGATTATCATCCTGTTCCTGTTCTGCTTTATGGGCGGGAACGGCTGGAACCGCAACAGCGATTTTGGCCAGTATGCCACAGCGGCCAGCCAGCAGGAGATACTGTTTGGCCAGCAGTTCGGCCAGCTGAATGACAGAGTCACTAATCTTGGTAACGGCATCTGCAATCTTGGCTATCAGATGCAGGGCAATGTTGCGCAGCTTGGCAAGGAAGTCGCGATTGGTCAGGCCAACTTGCAGCTGCAGGCAAGCAACAACGCAGCCAACCTGAGCCAGCAGCTTGCCACTTGCTGCTGCACTACACAGCGGGCTATTGACGGCGTGAATGCAAACATCGACCAGAAGTTTGCAGCGCTGGAAAAGAGCCAGCTTGAGCAGCGCATTGCGCAGCTGGAGCAGGCCAACAATCAGCTGTACATGGCGCAGCAGTTTACCGGTGTGGTACGCTACCCGATGAATTACGCCTACAGCGCAGGCAACAGCCCGTTTTGCGGCGGGTGCGGCTGCAACTAATCCGCTATAACAGCGCCAGCCCGCACAGCAAGCGCTGTGCGGGCTTTTTTACTGAAAGGAGTATAAGTTTATGGCTTGCAATCAAAGGCTTCAAAACAGCCACTACAAGAGCGCACAGAACGCCTACAACAACACCGCGCAGACGATGGCTGCCACTGCCACGCCTGTGAATGTGCTTGGCGTGCTGAACACCGATACCGGGTGTGCGATTGACACAAACGCGGGCGGGTTCCTGATTCAGTGCAGCGGCCTGTACAGAATCAGCTATGATGTGACTTTCACAGCGGGAGCCGCCGGAACGGAAGTGCTGCAGGGCCTGAAGGATTCCGCGCCGCTGCCTTGTATGAGCGCACAGGTTACTACGGCAGCTGACAGCATCTACACGCTGCACGCGGAAACGACCGTGTACATCCCGGTATGCTGCGGCAATATGCCTACCATCAGCGCGGTTATGAGCGGCGTTGCGGGTACGGTGAACCATGTGTGCGCCAGCGTTGTAAAGCTGGCATGAGGTGGCAGTGATGGAGAATATCAAGGCATACAAGGAGAAGCTGGAACACGAGATTGACGAGTTTGCCGAGCACTACCCGGTGAACGAGCGCACAGTTGCCACGCTGACCGCCATGCTGGAATGCTGGGAGCACGTGAAGGCGTGCGCCGAGTGCGGCTGCGGCGGCGAGCTGACGAAGGACGAGGCAATGGCGTGGATGTACAATATGCACAACGAGGACGGCAGCATGGGTGCGCACTGGGATGTGGAGCAAACACGGCCCTATATGGAGCCGCGCGGCATCAGCTGCGAAGTGTGGAAGTGGGCCGCTGTGATGAACATGATGTACAGCGACTACTGCAAGGCGGCACGCAAGAACAGCGTGGACAGGCCGGAGTTTTACGCTGATTTGGCGGCGGCATTTCTGGATGACCGGGACGCGCCGGAGGACAAGGCCGGACGGTACTACCATATGATAGCCAGCAAAATCCACAACTGAATACCAACAGCCCACAGCTTACGAGAAAATTTCGTAAGCTGCGGGCTGTTTTGTCAGGGGAGAATATCGGTTTCCCAGCCGGGCGGAAGTTCAAGCTGGAACAGGCCGGTGCGTTCCTGCGCACGCACCCAGAAATCAGAGCGGTTCAGCTCCTGCGCAACAGCGCGGCGGGACTGGCCGTCAAAGTAAATTTTCGTAAGTACCAGCTTTTGTGCATCGTTCAGCGGCTTCATGGCGGTAACGCGCTTTGCCCTTGCGACTTCCATCGCATCCTTTGCGTAACGGTATCGCAGATAGGCTTTTTCGCGGCGCTCGGCTGTGCTTGCGACCACATCTGATTTGGCGTTGCCGTGCGGCATGCCGTCCAGCGATTTTGAGCGCGGGGCGGCGGCCTCTGAATAAGCCTCTTTAGCGGCAAGGTATTGCTGGCAGTAGCCGGAATATTTTTGCATCCACTGGGTGCGTTGGGAAATTCCGGATGGAATCATTTTGTCACCTTCTCAAACCAATAATCTTGTTTGCACTTACTACATTCTTTCCCGTTAGAAACGCATAAGCGCTTGTAATTTCTATCTACTTTTTTGGGACATATGTTTATTGTGCCGTCTTTTCTTGGCGCGTTTGGGCAGATTTCCAAAAAGGCATCTTGACGATACACCGTTACACGCTTTTCACTGTGCAAGCGTTGTGCGGATTCTTCAAGAAGGTTTACAAGCAAGTCTTTTTCTTCGTGGATTGCTTCGGCCTCGTCCCCATATATCTGGGTTGCCAACAACCGCAGATATACAGCAAGTGCAGCTGTATCTGTGATTTGAATCGCTTTTTTATTAAGATACTGCATACCATAAATAAGCATGGCCGCTCCTTTCTACTTTGTAAACCATGCGTAAATCAGTACGGCGGCAATGAGTAGGACAAGTATGGTCATTCTGGGGCCTCGCTTTCATTATCAATGTGCCGGTTCGTCTTTCGCCACGATGTCAGAAAACCGGCGCAATGTGTAAGCTAAGGTATCAATGGTTACAAATCTGTCGCGGTACTCATTTTCAAGAATGTCGGCAAGATGTCGGATTCTTGCCGAAGCGAGCATTTTTGTTTGGCTCTCGTCTTGTACGCCAAGCATCAATTCCTGTTTAGTTGGCATTTCATCAACGGTTAGGACGTGCATCATCTTGCCGGTGGTGTCAATGTAGTTGTTATTTTCGTCTAAGGTTGGTACGTCAGTTTTGCTCATTGTTTGTCTCCTTTGGCGGCTCGGGGAGCGGCATCCAGTGGGTGACATAAACAAAGTCTGGTAAATATTCCTCGCTGAACCATACGTCTAAATCATCGTCTCTCCATTCCATATAAATGTTGTGACAAACAGAATCGTAGATAAGTACGCATTCGTGTTTAGCTGGCAGTCTGTCTTTAACGCTTATCCATTCAGTCATCTGCGCTCACCATCCTTTTGCCGCATTCCGGGCAAAAATTATAAGCAGCGAAAGAAATTGCATTACAGGCTGAACATACAACATTTGTGCTCCCGCTGCTATCGCTTAACCAATGCGCCGTAGGTCGCAGAGATTCCGGGTCAACAGTTGGTTCATCATCCACCAGACCGCGCACATATTCGACACCAGCTTTATATGCCTGATATTCGCTGCCTTCATAGCCACAGCCGCTCATGCCAACCGAACGCAATATGCCGTTCGCGTCAACGAGCCGCACAGGGTCTTTCGGCTGGCTTGCGCCCGAAATCGGGCATCCTATTGTTGTGCTCATTTTGCTACCTCCTCTACATACGCCATGCCCTGGCGCAGATTGAGCGATTTCGGATTGAAAATACAAGCCGGTGCGACGGAATAACCGTGGCACGCATTGCCTCTGTTAAAATTCCCCGCAGTGCTCACGACGCGAACGCTGTAAGCGCGACCCAAGACGGAATCCTTGTAACTGCACCACCACGGCGTAGCAGTCCAAATCAAGTCATCGTAGTGTGGAATTAACTCACGGTACTTGCGGTACTCGTCGCAGGTTAGAACGAAAACATCGTCCTGTACAGTTTCATAAGCTCTGTCGCCGTTGTCGGCTACAAGGTCAACGGTATGTGACAGCAGACTTTTTTTCCCGAAAACAGCGTTCGCCATATCAGATAGAATTCCCCGCACATTACTGGTGCGGTAGTTATTCCAGTTACCCATCTTATCGACGAATTTATCACTTGGGCAGAACTGTACATCTTTTGCCCACGGTTTAGCCATAATGGCCAGAACGCCGCCGTCAGGGTGGTTCGGGTCAAGGCAGACCCACTCAAAATTTTTGAACATAAAGTGTTCGCCGGGTCGCAGGGTTGTAATGTTAGTCATTGTCGGGCACCTCCGTGAGCCAGTAGTCTTTTGCACAGGTTCCACATTTACTTAAATAGTCATCGTCTGTGCAGCATTTAGAATCTATATCACACGGACGAATCGCAAGAACTCCGTTACTGTCTAGTTTTGCGTTTGGGAACTTCTTCAAAAACTCGCTCTGGCGGGTCTTGATGGGGTGGTCTTTTGCCCATTGTTCAACAATCTGAACAGCTTTTTCTACGTATTCGCTTACATATGCGACACATCGGCCATCTTCTTTGTTTCGTAATGGACATTCAGAACACCTGTCTTTGCTTTTGCATAATCTGCATCGAGTTTTTATATATTCAACTGCGTCCATTAGTCATCAACTCCCTTTGACCAGTATTGACGTGTGCACTCGTCACAGTTGTTTCCAAAGTTTTCGCAGATATTGCCATCCTTAAAATCCTTTTTAATAAAGCACGGGGGAATAGCTACAACTCCATCGGCGTTTATCATTGCGTCAGGATGCAGTTTCAAAAACTCGTCATTTTTAGTTTTTGCAGGATGCTCGTCCGACCATTTGGCAACAATGTTGTATGCCTCAGCAAACTTCTCCGGGTGGTTCATATCCATGACGTCTTCTGACCAACAACCCTTTTCGAGCATAGGACACGCTTTGCAGTCATCATCATTATAATACTCACATATACGGACAAGCTCTTTTACAAAATCTTGCGGTTTCATAAAATCTCCTCCTTGTCATAGCCGAGCGCGACAAACTTTCCGTAAGTCAGTCCCAGCGCTTCGGATTCGTGTACACATTGCTTAATGGATTTTGTGTACGGCAGTAGTGCTTTCTTTCGCTTCTTTCTTGCTTTCTCGCCAGTCATCTGCGGCATACCTTTGGGGCGTCCTTTTGGCTTTAGCGATTTGCGCTTTTCATTGTCCCGCCTGCGGCGTTCCGCTTTCTTTTCCGCTGCGCATTTATCGCAGTAGCGGACGGCAGACGAAACATTGAACAGAAGTTTTCCGCAGTTTTTGCAGGGTTTGGTTGTCATTCCTCGCATTTTTGTTTCCTCAAAATTTGCAGAATCCGCGCCGATGAACGTCACGGCGGATTTTATCCCCGCGCGTCAGGAACGGCTCGCGGAATTCTGATTCTTCCCGGCGCGCCGCTCTGACCTTATCACAGATTGCGCGGTATTTTGCGTATTTCTCGCAGCTGCTGTGGCAGTGCTGCGAACGGTTTTTACAGTCCTTGCAGGGGCACGTCATCTTGAAGCACCTCGATTATAATTTCCGTGCGTGGGTTTTCCTTATCGTACCGCACCCGGGAGCCGTCCACGTTGTCGATAACCTTGTAGTTGTCATCGGCAATAATTTTCGCTTTCACAAGAACATCGTGCGCGGATTCTATCAGGTTCGACAGGTCGCAGGCACGGCGGGTCGGCATATAGAATACCGTCATAACGCGGCAGGGCGCGTCTATCGGCGTGCGCGGCTTGGGGTTGAGATACCACATTGCGGCGCCCTCGTATTTCTCATAGGCCGCGCTTGGTTTTATGAACGGTCTGCCTGTGCGGCGGTTGATAAGGATGCGCTGGGAGTTTTTCTTGCTGACTGGCGGCAGGGGGATTGTGTATTGATAGGTCATGTGTTACCCTTTTTCGTCAAAACGGCAAATCACCGTTGTCCTCAATCTCTGCAAAATCGTCCGCGTTTCCGTTGGAGTAGCCGACATTCGGCTCACCCTGTGTGCGGGCGGGGTGGGCAGCGGAATCGGACTTTCCGCAGAAGTTAGCGTTTTGCACAACCACCTCAATCGCGGTGCGGTTCTGGCCGTTCTTGTCCTGATACTGGCGGCTCTGCAAGCGTCCATCAATGGCAATCAAAGCGCCTTTCTGGAAATACTTGCAGATAAACTCGGCGGTCTTTTCCCATGCGGTGCAGGGAATCCAGTCTGTCTGGCTGTTGCCGTTGGCATCTTTGCGGCCTCTATCACAAGCCAACGTGAATGATGCCACGCTCTTGCCGGTAGTGGTCTGGCGCATTTCCGGGTCACGGGCCAATCGGCCCTGCATCGCAATTACATTCAGCATGATTTATTCCTCCAATGCGGGCAAGGCCCGCGTATATTCGCTCGGCGCTGCGCTGCCAAGCTGCCGAACGCCTGTTAAAAACCATCCCGGCAGCGGTATGCCGAGTTCTGTGTACCTGTCCCACGCAAGGCGCATAGACCAGTTATCGGCGACGTTGTATGCGCTGTGTTTGGCGGCAGCTTCCCGCACCTCGCTTACAGTTGGCTTGAAGCGGTGCGTTTTGGAAAGCTCCTGCACGGCCTTCAGCGCGGCATTGTAGGAAATGTCAGAAAGCGATGCCGCCCAAGCTTTCGCAGTTTCCTCGGCATTCGTTTTGCTGCAAATGTTATCCCAGTAATTCATAGCCAGCGACAGAAGCGCCGCCGTCTGCTGATAAGTCATCTGCCATGCCTCCTTTCGCGATTTCCCTCAGCTTTTCCTGTGTAGTTTTCATCTGTTGCCGTTGTGCAGCGCCTTTCTGCTGGCTTCTGGCCTCTTTCTCGGCAAGATACGCCGCGCGTGTGGTAATGTTCTTTTGCAGGCAGTCACGCAAAATTGCCTGCGCATAGCCCCACGAACGCTTATTGTTGATAGCTGCCTGATTGATTGCCTCGCAAACAAGGTCAGGCTCTACCTGTTCCAGATAGCCCACAATGCTATCAAATGCGGCACGAGGAAGTGCGCCGATGTTCTGCTCGTAGCAGCCTACACATTGTTGCCAGCTTTCGCGCGCTTGCGCGGTAGTCGTAGTAGTAGTAATAATATTTTGTTCTTTGTTCTTTGTTCTTTGTTCTTTGTATTGGCTTGTTTGGCTATCGTTCGCTTGCGAACGCTTGCGTTCGCTATCGTTCGTTATCGTTCGTTTTTTAGCGTTTTCTGAATTTTTCCTGCATTTTGCGTTGTACTGTTCTTGAGATACCTTGATATTACGGGTGATGAACCGATACGCAATCACTTCCTTGCCAGTGAGCGGCTCGGGCTGTTTTGCTCCTTCGCAATAAGCGCAAAGCGCATACATAAGCCGTCGAAACTCACTGTCCGAAAGGTCGGACGTATCTTCCATATACCCGGGATAAAAAGGGATATATTTCAATTCAGCCATATTCAGTTATCCTTACAATCGTGCTGGTGCATATAGATGAGCTGTGATGCAGCCCACATATTCTGTACCAGCCAGTCGTTTGCCGCCTCGCGGCTTAAGTGGTATTTCATAACGCGCTTTTCGTACAGATACTCTCCGTTTGCCTTTTTTTCCGCAATACGGTCTTGTATCTCATCCTGTGTGTAGTTGGATTCTATCAGATACAAGTCATATCCTTTAGCGGTTATGCCGTTCAAATTTCCGGTATCTGTCGCATAGATTGCTTTTCCTGCCTGTGTGCAGATGTGCCAGCAACAGTTTTTAACATCGTGCGTGGTTTCCTGCGCTTTTATTTTACATAGCTTATAATCGTACCATTTATCGGGCTGTATCACGTCAATCTGCGCATACCTGATACCGCACTCTACAAGAGGAGTGACCAGCCAGGAGCAGCACGCAAAGCGCAGTGTAGGACGTTCTTTTGACAGCTTGCGCAATGTAGAGCGGTTGAAATGGTCGCTGTGTATATGCGTAAGAAGTACAAGCCGCAGGCGCTTAACATCCGAAGCGGCCAGCCGAGAAAAAGGAACGCCGCAATCAATCAGTATTGTGTCTTGAAGAATTACGGCGTTTCCCCGGCTGCCGGTGGAAATAACCCGGCATTCCATATTACAAGGCGTTCAGGTCAATTTTCTGCGGTTCGGACTGTGCGCTGGGCTGTTGCACAGCAACTTCAGGAAGTGCATCTTGCTGCACAGGCTCTGCATCCGGCAGAAGGTTGCCGGAATCATCAGCCGAAATCGTTTTTCCATCGGCATCAAACCCTGTTGAAAGGTCAATACTCATAATGCCCCACTTGGAAATAAGCTGGCGCAGCATGGTTTTCTTGGCCATAGCGTCAAAATCCTTGTACCAGAAAGAAGAGTACCTCCACATTTCACTCTGCGGAATCTTTCCGGCGAGAATATTTTCATAAGCCTTGCGGCTGAAAGAAGGGCTATACCGGTCAGCGTGAGACATCACCTTTTCTTTGCTCCAATACAGTACCTTGCGAAAGTTGTTGAGATACTCAAAACAGGCCATATAGCCGATAGTCGGCAGGGACTCCCACTTGTCATCGTCTTCTACAAAGGAAAATCGGGGTTCGCCGGTTTCGCGGTCGCGGCCAAGATACTCGCCCTGCTTAATCACGGTCACATTGATGTTCTTATATTGGCCACTGCGCATAGCCAGCTGTAAATATCCCTTGTAGCCCAAAACAAACTGTGCATCCGAACAGCCCTTCTTGCTGTTTTTAAACGGAACAAGGTAATACTGGCCCAGCTGCGGAGAAGGGCTGAGATTGAGGCTTTCGCCCAGAAGTGCGCCGGAAATCACCGTGTTACGGTCGCAGGACTGCAGGGCAGGATTGACAGAAACAGCGCTTACGATACTGGCCGTGAAGCGGCGGGAACGCTCCGGGTCTCCCAGTGCGTTATAGATAAGACGCTGCATAGACGGTGTGTTCACCGCAACGGAAAACGGCATACTCTGTGCCGTCATGGACTGGTTAGATTGATTCATAAGTAAGTTTCTCCTTCTCCATATACTGTTTCAAGGCTTTCAGCTGGTCGATAGTGCCACGAACCAAGAAACGACATTCAAATATCTGTTCGGATTCTGCGCTCACAGGCTCGCACGAATCGGTGGGGTCCGGCTCTTCAATGGGGGCCGGTGCGGAAAGCTCCTCGACCGGCGGCTGTACGGTCTCGCGCTGCATTTCAATGGCTTGCTCAACCTTCTGCTCAGCGGCTTTCTGCTCTGCAATTCGTGCGCGGCGTTCCTCCTCCGCGCGGCGCTGGCGCTCAATCTGTTCATGCCGTGCGCGGACGGTGCTAAGAGCAAGCGCCATATTCAGCGACTTCTGGTATTCAACCAGAAGCTCGGCAGCATCGGCGTTCTGGGAAAGCTCTGCAGCATCGGCAGCAATCTGCAAAACGGTGGCCGTCATAGCAGTCTTGACGCCGCTGACGGTAGTGGATAAGCCGACTTTCAGGTTGAGCTGCTCATACTTGAGCCAATCGAGATTGTTAGCCTTGCAAAGCTCTGCAAAATAGTCTTTGATTTCAGCCGTCTTTTTCTCAACAATGCCGCGTTCCAGCTCCTTAATCTGGCCGTCCAGTGCAGCATCTGCCTTCTTATACGGCTCCGAGACGTATTCCTTATAGAGCGTCTCGAAATGCTCATAGGGGGCCATAATATCGGCCTTTACGCGCTTTCGCTGTGTTTCCATAGCGTCAAATTCTTTGCGCAGCTCAGTACGCATTTTTTTGGCGTCGGCGCGGGTCTCCTCCGTGACGGCCATCTGCGCAACCTGATTTGTCCGGGCTTCAATTTTTTCCTTGACAAGCTGCAAATGCTCCTCAATGATGGGAAGCTGGCGCAGCGTGATTACCTGCAAGCTCTGTTCCATTCGTTTACCTCCATATTTTTAGTTTTGATATATTCCGATTCCGGGATTTCGTGGTCGGGGATTTCCGGACTCGATTCGTCAGGAGTTACAAGGTGGATGCGGTAGCACTCTGCGGGGGCGGGGAAGTCAGAATAGTGCCGCTGCGGCAGATAGGACACCATCGGAATACCGTCCACAGAAATTTCAAACCGAAGGTCGTCCGTGACCGCGTACCGGGTCAGCTTGCCGCGCTGGATGAAGATGTAGGATTTATCCTTCAGCAGCTTTACAGCTTCGTTAAAATTGAGCGTGTCGCTGAAAAAAACGCCGTACTCATTGACATAGCCAAACCAGCGCTCTGCCCCTTTCAGCATGGAGCAAGCGTTAAGCAGCTTGCAAACATCAGAAAATTTCATTATTGTTCCTCCTGTTCGTCCTTCCATTCCCAGGCATTGACTTCTATAATGCAATTCTCGCAGCCGAGAATCTCATTGCCCTGACGGTACAGGGTGTCACATTCATGGCCGCAGATTGGGCAGATGGGGCAATCGTCATCTGCGGGCGGGTAGGGTTAAAGCGTGCCACTCGTTTATTCATCGTCTGACGCCTCCACAAATTCACCGTTTTCAAGGCGATAGAATGTATCCGATTTGACAGTTTCTCCATCCACGCGGCGGCACTGAACGTCTGTGCGACGCCATTCACTATTTACTTTTTTCCATTCCGCAAGAACAAGCCAGCAGCCAAGTGCGCCTTTTGCTTTTCCTTTAATTCCAAGAGACGATGCAACGCCCTCTTTGCCGGTGTTGGTGGCTGCCGAGCAGTTGCCGGTGTTGGTGGCTGCCGAGCGGTAGCCGGTTTCACCATGTGCGCTCGTGGCGTGTTCTTTAATGTAGTCCACGGACGCTTTTACAATCCCAGCAATACCAATTTCCGCTTTGACGAGAATTTTTTTACCGTAGCGCTCAGAATCGTCTGATTTCTCATCGGAAACGTCATCCAGCTCGACTTCTGCAAAGCGGCTTTTTGCTGGCGAATAATAACAAAAAACATCCAGCGGGTACTCGCAGGCATGGAAGCCATTCTCGCAAAGTTGTGCTTCTGGCTCCTCGTAGGTCTTGCCGATTTCATACTGGAAATCTTTGCATTTCAGGTTTTCGTCAAATCCTTTATACGCTTTCATCTTATTTACTCCCAAATGCCGCACAGAGCGTTGAGCGCCAGAACGGCGGTAATCGTGCCGGGGATGTTAAGAGAGCCGAGCGCCGCCAGCAGCAGCACAAGGTCTGCTGTGATAGCCAGCTTGACAAGCTGGCGGGCAAGCGGTACAATACAGTCATAGTGTTTTTCCATGCACTTGTTTCCTGCCGCGTTCGGTGTTGCTGCACCGGCGCGGTATTTTTTTGTCATAATCATTTGACTTCCTCCCATTCAAAGCGGCCCTTGCCGCTGTTTGCCACTGCCCCAGCCCGCGCAGAACGCCATAATCAAGGCATTCGCGCACCATATCTTCCAGCTTCGGGTCAAGGCATTGAATTTCAAATTCTGCCGTTGACCCTGCCGGGACGCTCTCGCTCTTGGCGATGCTCACGCGCTCGCCCATAGGGGTCTGTGCGCGCAGGGGACGTTCACAGAAATCCAGCTTCATTCCGTGAAGTTCGTAGGGGATTTCACGCGGGAAAACAAAAATCTGGCCGTCAATCGCCTGTTTGTAAGCCTTGATTGCGGCACAGGCCTTGCCGCCCGGATAGCCAGACTTGCCCGCCTTGGCAAGCATCTTGCAGGAATCTTTGAAAAATCCCTTGACCTGATAGTCGTACAGGAACGGCTTACCATCGGCGGTCTTGGGGAAAACGGTGATTCTGTCCTCTGCGTTCTGTGCCTTGATGTTGGCAATTTCTTCAGCGGTCAGGTCATCGGTCGGGGCCTTGCTGGAAATATAGGTTGCCAGCAGTTCCTCGTTGCTGGGGGAAGAACCGAGAACGTCCTCGGTAAGGGTGATTTTGACTTTCATTGTGGAATTCTCCTTTTTTTAAATAATCGGTTGCTATGCGGTGCGAGGGATTGCGGAGCCATCGCCCATCGGATCGAAACAGTGCCGTTGCTCTGCTATGCCGCGCAATGCCATATCTAAGCTGACTGAGCTATGCCTTAGCTATGCAAGACGTTTCGGTTCCGTTGCAATTCAGTTCAATACCAAGCCTTGCCTTTGCACATCTAACTAAGCAGTTCCCTTGCCACGCGCTGCATCTCCATGCTATTGCTCCGCCTGGCGAATCCTTGCCATGCCGCTGCTTTTCCATGCAAAACTTGGCAACGCCAACGTAGGGGAACGCATTGCCAACGCAGTTTGTAGCGTTTCCTGGCTAAGCCGCTGCTACACAAGGATTTCGCGCAGCTCTGCAAGGACGCTGTCGATGCGTTCCTCGCGGGTGAGCGCGTGCGGTTTACCGGGCTTGACGCGCCCGGCGGGGAAGTAGGCGGAGAAGTCATCCAGCGTGATGTCAAGGGCTGCGCAGATGGGGCAGACTTCACGCCAGAGCCAGGGAGAGTAACCATTGACGCGCTTGGAAAGTACGTCCGGGGACATTTTGACTTCCTCCGCAAGGGTGTTGATGCGGTAGCCCTTACTTTTTATAAGGGCAGTGAAGGGAATGTTCATGCGGGGGTTACTCCTTTCGTTCTGCGATAATGTCGGCGACGGCTTGCTCGAAGCGCTGCTGTGCGCCAGCAGGGGAACGGTGACCGTTAAGGATGGCGCTGACATACTCCGGCGTGACAGAAAGAACTTTCGCAACATCCTGTTGGCGGATGCGGTGAATGTGCATTTTGCCGACAATATCCGCAATCCATTGTTCAGACATACAAACTTATCTCCTTTCAACAGAATTTGTTGATTTTCTTAAACTCTTGTGATAGAATGAAGTTGCTAGAATCAAACCACCGATACAAGGGTCTAACTTTGTCAACCAACAGTCTCATTATAGTCTATTTAGTTAAACTTGTAAAGGGGTTTTGTCTATCTTTTTAGACTTTGGCAATATGCACAAAGGGAGAGGGATAAAACTATGTTTTTTGACGTTTACAAGAAACTATGTGAAGAACACAATGTGACTTGTAGCCGGGCGGCGCTGGATATGGGTATAAATAAAGGTACTGTTTCGGTGTGGAAGAAAAAGGGTACTAGCCCACAGGCGGCACAGCTGCAAAAAATAGCAGAATACTTCGGTGTGTCTGCGGACTATTTGCTATCTATGGACAAAAAAGAAAACCCCATTGCTGAAAGCAATGGGGAAATTGTGGCTAAAGAGTGCGCAGACCTTACCGATGTTGAACGAGAAGACATTTTAAAAT